TATCTACCTGGCAATCAATCTATAAGTTTCCCAAAAGATACTTCGATGACATTGACTGTGTTATCGGTGATGAAGCACATCTATTTAAGTCGAAGAGTCTGACAGGTATCATGACTAAACTTCATAATGCCAAGTATCGTTTTGGATTTACTGGTACACTTGACGGAAGTAAGACTCATAAGTGGGTGTTAGAAGGATTGTTTGGTGCTTGTGAAAAAGTTACAAGGACTGATGATCTTATTAAGAAAGGTTATCTGTCAAACTTAAGAATTAAAATTCTGGTATGTAAGCATGACTATCAGCATTTTGCAGACTTTCATTCTGAAATGGAATACATTGTGACTCATCAAAAGAGAAACAACCTCATTAAGAATTTGGTTAATGATATCAGTGGTAATACACTGGTGCTATTCAACTATGTGGAGAAGCATGGTGAACCACTTCACGAACTAATAAATAGTAGTGTTAGTAATGATCGCAAAGTATTCTTCGTTCACGGTGGCACTGACACTGAAGATCGAGAGTTCGTAAGAATCATTACAGAAAAAGAAGACAATGCAGTGATCATTGCTTCTTACGGAACATTCAGCACTGGTATCAATATTAAAAGATTACATAACATTATCTTCGCATCACCTTCTAAATCAAGAGTACGTAATCTACAGAGTATAGGTCGTGTATTAAGGAAGGGAGAAGGAAAAGACATTGCTACTCTCTATGATATTGCAGATGATATCTCTGGTCGTCGAGATAACTATACACTTAAACACCTCTATGAGAGGATCGCAATTTACCAGGAAGAAAACTTTAAGTATGAAACAATTAAAGTAAATTTAAGATAAGCATGGAAGAAGAATTTTATGCAACTATAAAACTTGTATCAGGAGAAGAGATTGTGTCCAAAGTTTGTTATATGACAGATGAAGATTCTCTTCTGTTAGACAAACCTCTTTTAGTTGACAAAGTATCACAGAAAAAATCAGGTAAGATAGTTGAAGGATTCGCATTAAGGGAATGGATTGCATCAACTTATGATGATATGTTTATTATTGCAATGAATCAAGTCATGACCATTAGCGAACTCGATAAAAGAATTGAAGACTATTATATATTGAGTCTTAATTCAATTGAAGATGAGACTACAGAAAGTAAGCATACTCTATCGAGAGAATTAGGTTACATTGGATCTGTAGAAGAGACTAAAAAGAGATTAGAGAATCTATTTAATAAAAGCTAGATACTCTGTCTCTTGAACCCTTACAGAGTTATTCTATTAGGTTTTAGGTGTATTGTCAAGCTATTGACAAAATCAAAGAATTGAGTTATACTGTTTTAAGAATACAATAACCATATGGCGAAGGCAAAGACAGAATACTATGTAAATAATAAAGAATTTCTTGAAGAGATAGTAAAATACAAAAAGAAAGTGGAGGTTGCTAAAAAGAAAGGTAAATCCAAACCACTTGTCACGAACTATATTGGTGGATGTTTTCTTAAGATCGCTACACACCTGTCATACAAACCAAACTTTGTCAACTACATGTTCCGTGAGGACATGATCTGTGATGGCATTGAGAACTGCCTACAGTATATCGATAACTTCGATCCAGAAAAATCAAAGAACCCTTTTGCTTATTTCACTCAAATCATTTACTACGCTTTCCTTCGCCGTATTCAAAAAGAGAAGCGTCAGTTAGAAATCAAAAGTAAGATTCTTGAACGGTCTGGTCATCAGGAAGTGATGTATACAGAAACCTATGAAGGAGACATGGCTGGTATGAATGCTTCGTATTCTGATATGGGTAGCATCAAAGAAAATATTGAAACGAGGATGAGTAGATGACAGTAGCACTCATTACAGATCAACATTTAGATGGTCGTAAGGGTAGTCTGGCATTCTGGAATTATTTTCTTAAGTTCTATGATGATGTATTCTTCCCTACGTTAGAGAAGAAAGGTATCACAGAGATCATTGACCTTGGTGACACGTTTGATAACCGTAAAGGCATTGACTTCAATGTCTGGAATAGAATTCGTGCTTGTTACTTTGATCGCTTGAGTGATATGGGTATCACAGTCCACACCATTTTGGGCAACCATTGTGTGTACTACAAAAATACAAACTCTATCAACTCTCCTGATTTATTGCTTGGTGACTATGATAATATTCGTGTCTACGATGAGACTTGTACTGTTACTATTGAGGGTACGAAAATTTGTTTTGTCCCTTGGATCAATAGGGAGAACGAAGAAGCGACAATGGAGCATCTCAAAAATACAGATGCAGAAATAGTCATGGGTCATCTTGAGCTTGATGGGTTTGAAGTAACTCCAGGCATGAAGATGGAGCACGGTATGGACCCCAAGATCTATAAGAACTTCAAGCAAGTCTATTCTGGTCATTACCATCATAAGTCAAGCAGAGGTAACATCACATACCTTGGCAATCCTTACCAGATGTTCTGGAATGATTACAAGGACGAGAGAGGATTTCATCTATGGAAACCAAGTACAAATAGACTGACAAGAGTCAAGAATCCATATGAGATTTTTAAGAAAGTCTACTATAATGATGTAGACAAAGATGTAACTCTGGACTACGCAGAGTACAAAGATACTTTTGTCAAAGTTGTTGTTGAGGAAAAGAGAGACTATTATAAGTTTGAGACTATGATAGATTCTCTATATGCCGCTGGCGTGTATGACATCAAAATAGTAGAAACTCTTGTTAGTGAAGATGAGACGGATGACATTGACATAGAAGTCAAGGATACTCTTACTCTTCTCAATGAATACATTGATGAGGTAGAGATGTCCGTAGATAAATCGTCACTAAAAAAATTGATGAGAACCCTATATATTGAAAGTTGTGAGATGGCATGACAAATTCTACTTACATCCTTACTCTTACTAACAACCCAGAAGGAGTATTTTCTTTAATAGATAAAACCGAGGGAAACCAGATTATCCCTATCTTTGAAGATCAGGATGATGCAGAACGTTATGCAATACAACTATTAGAATTAAACAACGGACCAGATCTATCCATTGTAGAAATTGACAGAGAACTAATTATAGCTGCTTGTGAAGACAGATCACATAAGTATGCTATAATATCACAAGATGACTTTATTATTCCTCCAACTGATACAGAATGATTGTCTTTAAAAAACTTCGATGGAAAAATTTCTTGTCTACAGGAAATGTATTCACCGAGATTGACTTGCTTGCCTCAAAAACAAATTTAATTATTGGTGCTAATGGTGCGGGTAAGTCCACCATTTTAGATGCACTCACATTTTCTTTGTTTGGAAAACCGTTTCGTAAGATCAACAAACCGATGCTGGTGAATAGCATCAATCAAAAAGATTGTATAGTTGAGATCGAGTTTAGTATTTCAAAGAATGACTTCAAAGTCGTGCGTGGTATTAAGCCTGGAGTCTTTGAGATTTACCAGAACAATCAGATGCTGGATCAATCAAGCACGACAAACGATTATCAAAAGCAACTTGAGATTAATATTCTCAAGATGAACTATAAATCGTTTACTCAAATTGTTGTTCTTGGTAGCAGCACTTTTGTTCCTTTCATGCGTCTTCCTATTTCCCAACGTAGAGATATCATTGAAGACATTCTTGACATCCAGATTTTTTCTGTGATGAACACCGTGTTGAAAGATAAGGTGAAAATATCTACCGAAGAAATGAAAGACATTGACTATAGGTCAAACCTATCCGAAGAAAAAATTCGGATGCAAGAGCAATACATTCAACACATCAGCAAGAAGAATGAAGAAACTATTGTTGAAAAACAAAATTCTATTTCTACTTTACTGACAGAAGAAGAAAGAACGGTAGGAACAGTAAACAGTCTCAATATTGAAAGTAAAAGATTTTGTGAAGATGTTGAGAACAATACTTTCTCCCAACAAAAATTAAAAAAGTTAAACACTTTACGTGGAAAACTTCAAAATAAATTTACTACTTATAAAAAACAGCATGAGTTTTTTGCAAAGAATGATACTTGCCCTACATGTAGTCAATCAATTACAGAAGAACTGAAAGAAGAAAAGACTGGTGATATTAATTCTCATGTAAAAGAATTGGTGTTAGCAGTAGAAGAACTTCGTTGTAATATCGAAGATGAAGAAGACAAAGAAATAAAATTTGTCAAAGCCAGTAAAGAACTTAACCGAGTTAATTCTCAAATTGCTATTGCAAATTCTACCATCACTCGTATACAAATACAGGTTAAAGATTTAATTAATCAGATTGAATCATTACGAAATGATAAATCTAACTGTTCAGAGGCAGATGAGAAGTTAAAATACTTGCAAGAAGAACACCTGAAACTGAAGAAACAGATCTCCGAGATCAAAGAAGAACGTGACACACTTCTTGCAGCGTCACAACTCTTAAAAGATAATGGTATCAAAACCAGAATCATTAAAAGATATCTGCCAGTGATGAATAAACTCATCAATCAATATCTTCAGAACATGGACTTCTATGTCAACTTTGCATTGGATGAAAACTTTGAAGAAACCATCAAGTCGCGGTTCAGAGATACTTTCTCTTACGAATCTTTCTCGGAAGGAGAGAAAGCTCGTATTGATATCGCTCTGTTGCTTACTTGGCGCAGTATTGCTAAACTTAAGAATAGTGTCGATACTAACATCTTGATCCTGGATGAGATCTTTGACGGTTCTCTTGATCAAAACGGTACAGGAGAACTGGGTTGGATCCTTCGCAACTTTGATGACAGTACAAATGTCTTTGTCATCAGCCATAAAGAGAATCTTGATGGTAAGTTTGATAGAACACTCGTGTGTGAGAAGATCAAGAACTACTCTGTAGTACGAGAGACACTTCAGGAAGCGGCATAAGGGGGTCTTCGGACCCTCTTTTTTTGTATATAATATATGCATCAACGCAAGAGACGCTATGACCAACCAAGCAATTAAAGGCAACCTTGCCCGTCTGCTCGCTACCGAGAACCTTGTTGTAGAACACCGTAACTGTCCTACCGCGCAGTTCAATGTAGATACCCGTGTACTGACTCTCCCTAACTGGGACAAGGCATCCAGCATTGTCTATGATCTGCTGGTCGGTCATGAAGTAGGACATGCTCTCTTCACTCCTAATGAAGACTGGAGAAATGTTGCTGATTGTCCTATGGACTTCATTAACGTGGTAGAAGATGCTCGCATCGAGAAACTAATGAAGCGTAAATATCCTGGTTTGCGTCGTTCCTTCTCTGGTGGATACAAAGAACTGCACGAGAAAAATTTCTTTGAGGTCGCTGGTGAAGACCTTAATACCTTTAGTCTTATCGATCGTATCAATCTTCATTACAAGATTGGTGCTTCCGCTATGATTCCTTTTCAATCTGACGAACGTCAGTTCCTCCTCCGCATTGATGTCTGTGAGACCTTTGAAGAGGCACTGCAGATTGCTGTTGATATCTTTGAGTACAGCAAGGATGAAAAGCAGGAAGAGTCTACTCCTATGGAAATGCAATCACAGCGTCAGAATTCTGAAGGTGATAGTGAAGACACTATGACTCATGAAGAGATGCTGGAAGAAGCACAGAGTCGTGAGAGTGAAAACAAAAATAACGATGATGGAGAATATGTACAGCAAGGTAGTAGCGCACCCGGCGGAGGAGAGCATACGGATGATGAGAAGTCACAGACGCAACGTGCTTTCGATGAGAACTCCAAGGGATTCAATGACCGCTGGTCCAGTAACAACACCTATATCGAAATTCCTGAATCTGTAGTTCTTGAGGACTACATTGCTGACTGGACTGAAGTTCATGATTGGATCGATCAATTTTCTAAAGTATTTGTGGAACGTGACCCCGAAAATGATCGTTTACAAAGCTACATAGAAGTAGATAATTCTTATCATGAATTCAGAAAACAATCGCAAAAAGAGGTAAACTATCTTGTTAAGGAATTCGAGTGCCGTAAGTCTGCTGACGCTTATGCTCGTTCTGGCGAATCTAAAACTGGTGTTCTTGATACTTCAAAGCTCCATACTTATAAGTATTCAGAAGACATCTTTAGAAAAGTGACTACTGTTGCTGATGGAAAAAATCATGGACTGCTGTTTCTTCTTGACTGGTCTGGATCTATGTCTAACGACATTCTTGCAGCGGTCAAGCAAGTTCTGAATATGACTGCATTCTGCAAGAAAGTTCAGATCCCTTTTGAGGTTCATGCTTTCACTAATGATTATTATCCTGTTCGTCGTGCAATCAATAAGATTGTTGATAATAGAAACGATGAGGAATACTTTGAGAGCAAGGGTTGTGAAGAGAACAAAGTGTTCCTTCATAAGGATCAGTTTCATCTAATGAATATGGTGTCCTCTCGCTCTAACTCCAGAGATTATGAGAGGATGTGCCGTAATCTATACCGTGAAGCATATTCTTACAGTCAGTATGTTGCTTATCAAACTACTCCTGGTATTGGTCTCTCTGGAACTCCATTAAACGAGGCAATTATAATGCTTAATTACCTCATCCCAGAGTTCAAAAGAAAAAATGATTTGCAGAAAGTAAACGTTTGTATCTTGACCGATGGTGAATCTTGTACCAGTGCTTACGGTCGCAAGATGTATAATGATTACAAAGATGAAAGTTTTATTCGTCCTCGGCGTGTAGATGGTTGCGTTCTCCGTGATCGTAAGACTGGCATAACATACAGTCAATCTGATTACTATGGTATTGGCACAAATACTTTTATTCAGCAGTTGCGTGATCGCAACCCTGGTGTAAATGTTATTGGGTTTCGTATTGGTAGCGCATCCGCATTGTCAAACTTTGTTTCTGTTTACGGTAATGGTCTTAAGTATCATGATGTTCAACGACAATGGAAGAAAGAAAAGTCTGCTATCATTCCAGATCCAAAATCTTTCACTGCCCTTTATGCCATTTCTAACAGTTCTCTTTCTACAGAAACCGAGTTTGATGTTGAGTCTGGTGCTAAAAAAGGTGAGATCACTAAAGCATTCAAGAAAATGCTGGCTAGCAAATCCACAAACAAGAAACTCCTCAACTCTTTCGTCCAGTATGTCAGTTGAGGCACTGTCCACTTTGCCCCTGACTCTGCTCCACTCTGTCCTATACTTACTTCATACGAAACAAACCAATGCCTGCTCGTTCTGACTTAACCACTAATCAACTTACTACTTTTCTGGTTGAAACTTACGGTAATAATATTAATGCAGATGCTGTAAGATCTGCCTGTGATCACTTTGGCGTTACCTATCCTACTGCTGTCAAGCGTTTGCGTGACTTCTATGTCAAGCGTGGCACTTGGCAACTGACTGCACAGGAACGTCTTGAGCAAACATACGAGGCACCTGCTGCTATGCCTTCTGTCGAACAGAATCTTGTTCCTCTCAAAGATGAAACTTATGTTCCGTTCGGAAACTTTGCTGATGTGAAGAAGATCATCAAATCTGGTGTTTTCTATCCAACTTTTATTACCGGTATGTCTGGTAATGGCAAAACGTTTAGTGTAGAGCAAGCATGTGCTGCTCTCGGACGTGAATTGATTCGCATAAACATTACTATTGAAACTGATGAAGACGATCTTATTGGTGGCTTTCGCCTTGTGGATGGGGCAACTGTTTGGCATAACGGACCTGTCGTGGAAGCACTCGAAAGAGGAGCAGTCTTGTTACTCGACGAAGTTGACCTTGCTTCCAATAAAATCCTTTGTCTTCAGTCCATCCTTGAAGGTAAGGGTGTGTTTCTGAAGAAGACTGGTCGTTACGTAAACCCTAAATCTGGATTCAATGTTATTGCAACTGCAAATACTAAAGGTAAAGGCAGCGATGACGGTCGCTTTATTGGAACTAACGTTCTCAATGAAGCATTCTTAGAACGCTTCTGCGTAACCTTTGAGCAGTCTTATCCAACTCCTTCTACTGAACAGAAAATCTTAGAAGGCATCTGTTTGGACATTGGTATTGCCGACAAGATGTTCTGTAAGAATCTTGTTGATTGGGCAGACATCATTCGTAAGACATTCTTTGACGGCGGTATTGAAGAAGTTATTAGCACTCGTCGGTTGGTCCACATCATTCGTGCTTACAGTATTTTCGGTGATAAGTCAAAAGCAATTCAAGTTTGTGTAAATCGTTTTGATGAAGAAACTAAGGCATCTTTCTTGGAACTTTATGATAAAGTTGACGTTGACTTTCAGATGAACACCGATAAAATCTATGTAATTGACGGGGGGTCCAATATTTGATATAATATGGGAAGGTAAATATGCCTTCCCGAATGAATGCCTGGTCTTTACTTTATGAGGAATTGAAAATGAGTGAAAATTTTGAAGATAGATACGAAGATGGTATCAAGTCAAAACATTATTATGAGTATGATAGAAACGATATTAACAGAGCAAATCCATTTAGTTCAGTAAGTGGAG